TATTAAAATTCTACTCATTATCAACTCTCTTGATTTTTTATTACGTCTATCTCTTTAGTCATAATGTCTCTGTTACGCCAACCTCTGCTTATATACTGTTTGAAGAATTTACTAGCATCACTGTTTAACTCTACAATTTCCGTTCCTAGAGTTCTATTTAGTTCCTGTGCCATAGTTTGAGATGCTATCTCATCATCATTCTTATGTAAGTCCCACAGTTTATCTAAACTATTAAAGTCTTGAACTTTACTGTAGTCCCATTTTTTTAACATCAAGTAATATGTTCCTAATCTAGCACCTAAGATAGCCCAAAATCCATTTTCAACGTCACGGCCAATAGTTTGCCATATTAGTAAATTATGTAAATTCCGTGGCCATACCCAACCTTTAAAGTCTTGTATATTATTGGGTGGCATACCGCTACGAGTACACAGTTTAACACCTTCACGAAATCCTGCGCGCCAAGCTTGTTTAGGACTGTAGTTAGGATAAGTAACACTATAACAGTCATGCATAGCCCAGTAATTTTTATCAAAACAAAATTCGATTAGCGTTTCATCATTGCCATCGGAATTTTCATGAGTACGCATGTTCAATACATGCGTTTTAGTCCAGCAACTTATACCACCATTGCCATAATATAATCCATTGATGTTATTTCTTGCACGCCATCTAAACTGAATATTTTTATTAGTGTCATCAAGCACTAATGTTTTTGTAAAAAAATCAGGGTCTGGTAAATTATCTCCATCAATGACTACAAAACGTTCAGTTTCACTAGCATTAGCTGCTGCCTTATGTGCAGCATCACTACCTTTTATCCCATCCACTCGTTTTGCCCAAGGCACCATTTCTCTAATTTGAATCCAGAATTTTTCTTTTTGTGGTTCATCATAGCTTAGATATATAACATCTAACTCTGATATGGGAATATTAATAGACATAATTGTAATATTCTACATCTAAATATTGATCATCGTCTTCTAAGACTAAATTAGATTGACCAACTACTACTTTTATACCCGTATCACTCTTAACTATTAAACTAGTATAATCCTGTTCTTTAATTGATGATAACAATACTAATTTGCCATTCTTTACAAAGTATCTGAAATAATTTTCATATTCGTCACGACTAACTACTATGTAATTATCACCTGGTGGATGTTGCACCATGGCACATGCCGTAATATTTCCATCTTCATCGTAATAAATTCTGTACTCAATAAAAATATCTACGTCTTGCATAATGTTTTTTTATAATGTTCTGGTTGAATTAAGTTTTTAACTTGATAATGTATTGGATCGTATATATTTGTGTTGGCTAGTCTTATCTGATCATCAAGTTCTAATATCACAACATCTTCCCAAAGATCAAATACCCAATCGTTTATACGTTGTTTCATGTGTATGAATTGAAAAAAATCTAAACTAGGAATAGTACATTTTTCAACTCCAAGAATCTTTGCTGTTATTGCATAAATTACATCAGTAGACGCCCTTGTTTTAATTCCATACTTGAATTCTTTCGCATATGTATCCCAATTCAAAAATAAATCTTGTGCTAGCTTAAAAAATAATTCAGAAAAGTCAGATTTTTTATAATACATCATACCAGTATAAACATCTGGTAATTGATTTTCATCAAATATCTTACGATAAAATCTATTAGTTGCTTGTTTACCTAAAAAGTTTTTACATCCAACACTCATTACTATGTCTTTAGAGTCCAGTATATTGAACCAATGCTCTATGTTTTTGTTAATAAGTAAGTCACTTTCTAGCTTTAAAGTACGTTCAAATGGTGACAAAAAGTAGGCTTGAGGTTCATTTGAAAGCTTCCAATTAATATTCGACGCATGATCTACATCAAGAGTAACAACGGTATCAAAAGTTTTTTTCATATCATCTGTTAACTGTGTAGATGTGTAATTATCTACAATAACACAATATGGTATATTCTGCATGTGTTTTTTAAACATTAAACATTGTAAATATGCCATGCTTAGATAATCATGTTCTGAGTTTTGTGCAATAGTTAATATACCTAGATCATTCATTTTCGATATAGTTGTTAATTAGTGTTTGAAATTCGGTTTTATTTAAATAATCTTTATCCATTATATGTAAATTAGATTTTGGCAATACATAAGACTTATCTGCTGTTCTTACTATAAGTGTGTTACTTTTTATTTCCATACTTTCAATAGGCGCATCAAACGCAACTAAAACATTTAATGGTAAAGTCTTCTCTAAATCGACGGTATATCCACTTAATATATTATGAGCAATCGTAAATGCATGGTCATTTCTATAGGGAGGCTGCTTGATCAAATACAAATTTTTATAGTAAACATAATTTGATTGTATACGCCTAACTAAATCAAAAAATAAACTAGACGTTTTTGTCTTTTTGAACATTATAATAGTAGCCCACAGATGAGGTATACCATAGCTTCCCATTCTATTTTTAGAATTATTAACTAAAAAAGTTTGCTCACCAGCAATTAAATAATCTACACAAATATCAAAGTACTTATTCAATTGATCATCAAACACCAGATAGTCAGTATCTAAAACTAAAGTTGTTTCATACGGACTAAGCTCATAAACTTTATATCTATCAAAATTTCGCCATTGTTGATTAGTAGAAGATGCAACATTATAACGAGAATTTTTCTTATTTGTTGGTATAAATTTGATTGTGTTAAAGTGTTCAGACACTACATCAACATCTGTTATAATGCTGACTGGCAAATTCATGTGTTTTTTAATCAGTCTAGCAGCACATTCAGCAATTTTCAAATAGTTTACAGTTTCAGTATTGAATGCTACTAATATTACGCCTCTGTCATTATATGGTTCTGATTCTTCTAAGTTTATCATGCTCTGTTAACCACATTTCAGTCGTTGATTTATATAGTTGGCGTGCATCCTCTAATAGTTTGACGCGATCAACTTTAATAGGATTACCATAAGTATCTTCAAGAATTAATTCATCATCAGTGCTTATACTCAAATAACTCAACAACTCAATAGTAATTAAAAATAAACCTTCGTTGTGAGTTATATGTAAGTCTGATAATACTTTTTCTTTAAGTATTTTTTTATTAATTTGATAATCAGTTGCTTTTTTGATTTGTTCAATTGTTTCAGTTATTATTGACATTTTAAGCCCATGAAATTGTAGGTGTGCCCCACGAGTTGGTTAAATATGCGGTAGAAGGAGGTATAGTATCAATTCTTGCGGTTACATCAACATTAACTGAACCGCCTGATGAATCATCCACAGGAATATTAACTTTTACTCTAAAACTAAATCCATCACCATTAGAACCATTAGGAGGTGTAGATAAGGTTGTATTTAAAACAGTTAATTCTACATACATGCCAGAATAATCAGGGTAATTTGAATCAACTCTAACTATTGTTCTATCTACTAAAAATGGTATTGTCCAATATCCCTGGCTAGTATCATTCGTAGTCAAAGTCTCTCCTGAACCAGTTCTTCCACTGTTGGTGTATCCAGCATAATTACTGATACCTCCAGCCGCGTTAATAACATCACGTACTTCAGTACTACGAACTACGCCACCGGATGCATCCGTTGCGCTAACTATCAAATTAAATTTTCCACCTGCATTAAAAAAATATCTTGCAGCATCTGTATTCGTAAACACTATTAATCCACTTTTTGTAACACTTGCACTAGATGTAGAAGCAACGGAAATATTGTAATTATAATTAGAACCAGTTACCGTAGTGCCATTCAATGCTGCCGTTAATCTGTTTGTATATGCGGATGTTAAAGTTGTATCTAAACTTGAGTTAAAAGTAATAGTACTTGATGCAGTTGGCACTGTCAAATTGCTATAACCACCAGCGGATTGATGCTTTCTAGCCGCGTTCAAATTATTAATCAAAGTAGCCCAATCACTGGCATTTACTGTTCCACCGACACTTACGTTTGCTCCAGCAGTTTGTCCATAACCAGCATTACCATTGCCTGTTGACCAGACAGTATTTATTTGTCCCGATACATTTGCGGCTGCCGCACCATTGCGTAGATTAAAATCACTAGCTTCAATTAGGCCACCAGCAGAATATGTCATATATTACCTCACTTATTAACTAGTACCATTGCATTAATTATGCCAGGTTCATTGTCCATTTTATCCTCTAGTGCTCTGCCTATAATTCTAAATGATATGTCCTCATTTTTCTTTGCGGCTCTGGCCATGCCATTTCCAGCACTTACTAATCGATCATGTTTTTTGATTTTTCCAATAACTTTAACTGGTACTCTTCCACTTAATGCTACTGCTGGATGTGTTGAATTTGAACCTGCGGTAGCATTCATTAAATATGCTGCTGTGTCCGAAATAACACCAAACACATCTATACTTAGTTCTTCACGGACGGCTGTAATTTCTTTTTCACCACCCCATTGAACAACCGTACCAGCTTCATATGATTCATCGGCTTCAAATCGTTCTGCCAAGTCAGCATAAGTAGCTTGAATTCTAGAACCGCCACTAAGTATCCAATTGCCAGTAATGGTTCCTTGTGTTGCTGAACTACCTGCTGTTAGAACCGTTCCTAAAAATCCGCCAGTAGCCCATACTTTTCCACCAACACCAATACCACCAGAAACAACAATATCACCCGTGCTTGCACTACTTGCATCTACTCCACCACTGGCAATAACTTGTCTTGATACGTTTACATTTCCAACTGTTATATTTGATGTTGTAATTAAATTACCTGAATATACATTAGCTGTAGTGAATACGTTTCCAGATAAGCCTATACCGCCTACTACACGCAATGCACCCGTGGTTGTACTAGTTGCAGCATCGCCTAGTGTTGTTCTAATATATCCACTAGTTTCAAACGCCCCAGAAGTTCGAAGATTTGCAACAATAGTACTGCCGTATGTTCCATCAATAGTAATTGCAGTAAATGGTGTACCACTTACGTTCGCAATGATTTCAGTATTTGCATTTGTAACTCTATTACGTAATTGAGTTATCGAGCCGCTGTGAGATATAGTAAAATTATTACTTGTACCAACTGTTAGTCCACTTGCACTAGCCACATTTACTGTACTGCTAAATGTTGTGCCTATATCAGTTCTAGCATAGTTCGTAGCAGCAACTGATCCTAACGCATCTGCGTTGAGAGCAGATCCGACAAATTTATTATTAGAAACAGCAGTAGAAAGATTAAATCCTGGTCTGACATTAGCAAAGCCAGAAATCACAGACTGTGGTATATATGCAGTATCTTTACTGATAATACCCACTAATGTATTTTCTACGTAAACGTTTACCGCAACGTGACTATTCGTATCACTATCTATAATAGTGCCAACAATTGTTCCACTTTGTCCAGTACTACTGGTATATGCTGGACCAATAAGTACCCAACTAGAACCATTATACACATTTAATTGCTGATTAAATGTATCCCACCAAGAACTACCAGTTACCGATGATGTTGGAGCCGAATTACTAGATGTAACAGTACTTAATGTTTTAAATATTGAACCAGTATAAACTTTTAAATTACCAGCACTATCCCACCAAAGTTGACCAGACAAAGGTGTAGTAGGCGAACTACTATTTGCTGAATTTTCTAGCAGGTGAATAAAATTTTCATTAAGAAAATCACCATAACCAGCATAATTTTTACCTATCAACGTCATGCTTGATGCAGTACTATTAACTGTACCGTCCGCGATAGTTGTTAGGATTGTGCCATTTGTTAAATTAATTGTATAAGCCATTGTTAGTTGTCCGTTTTAACTATTTATCATAAATTAGTGCTTAAATTAGTCAGAGTTTGAATTCTAACTGTATAATCAATTTGAATTAAACGATTTAGCGACTTTTGAATGGGATGAAAGATAACATGCGTGAGTAATCTTCCAGATTCACTAATCAATCCCAGTTCATCAAACACATAACTTCCATTCATGGTAGCACTATTATCAAATGCTTGTTGTCCACTAGGTTCGGTATAATTTAGCTGACAACTTACAAATATATCAGTGTAAATAACACCAGGTGTATGTCGAACTTCAATGAAATTTTTAGATGGGTCAGCATTTAATGCACTTGTATTATCAACAATTTTGCTGTACGTTTGATTG